GCGGTCGCTCTATGAAAGAGGAGATGTACCTTTGCCTATTCTTCTTAAAAACTTGCAGCTTGAGGAACTTTCCCTCGTGGATCGACCTGCCAATGCACAGGCAATGGTTAGCCTCTTCAAGCGCGACAACTCTGAGGAAGTTGAGAAAATGACTGATGAAATGGAAGCCAAAGTCAAGGCTTACATGGAAGAGAAAGCGTGTGGTAAAGAAGAAGCTATGAAGGCTCTTGGTTACGACATGGAAAAGGCTGATGTGGCTGAAGAACCCACTGAAGTCGTAGATATCGACACCATTAAAGCCGACATTGAAGCCCTTAAACTGGAGAATGAACGTCTCCGTAAGGGTCTGATTGAAGAGGGCTACGTTATTAAGGCTGATGTTATCGAAAAGAAAGCACCTGTCGAGATGATGGAAATCGAAGGTGAGATGGTCGCTAAATCCGACATCCCCGCCCCGGTCCTCAAGGCACTGGAAGCCGCAGAAGTTGCCAAGAAGCAACACGAGATTGAAAAGGCTGATGCCGCTCTGACAAAACGTGCTGAAGCGGAACTTCCCCATTTCTCTGTTGAGGTAGCCAAGGGACTCTTGACTGCCGTAGAGAAGATGGACGAAGTGGACATGCTGATGGAAGCTCTTCAGGCTGCTGATAAGGCTTTCTCGGACAAGATGGAAGAGTTTGGAAAGTCTGATGTTGATGGCAATTTCGCTACAGCAAACGACAAGATGGAATCTCTCGTCAAGGCTCATATGGAAGCCAATGAACTTAAGAAGTCGGACTACCCAAAAGCCTATGCTGCTGTTGCAAAAACAGACGAAGGCCGCGAAGTCCTCAAAGCCATTCGTAAAGGAGAATAACTATGGCTGTGTTCCAATCGCGTGACACACGCACTTTTGAAGCTGGTGGTGATCTGTCTGCCGGTCAATTTCATTTCGTTGCACTTGCATCAGATGGTCAGGTAGACATTGCTGGCGATGGTGTGGATGCCGTTGGCGTCCTCCTCAACAACCCTGATGCAGCCGGTAAAGCCGCTACTGTTGTAGTGTCTGGCAAGGTTACTGTGGAAGCTGGTGCTTCTATTACCACTGGTGCAAAAATCGGATCAAACGCCGCTGGTGAAGCTATTACGGCTGCTACTGGCGACATTGTTAAGGGTTATGCCCTTGAAGATGGTGTGGATGGTCAGATCATCGCAATCGAACTCATCAATGGCGGCAACGTCACTGCCTAACCAATAAGTAAAGGATATTAGATATGCCTCTCCTGACTCCGAGTCAAGTGCATATTGACCAGCCGCTGACAAACCTCACGCTGGCCTATGTGCAATCACAAGAAAACTTTATCGCGGACAAGGTGTTCCCGTTGGTTGGTGTTGATCGCCAGTCTGACAAATACTACATCTACGACCGTGACAACATGAACCGTAAGGGCGACGTTAAGAAACTGGCCCCTCGCACTGAAGTCAACCGTATTGGCATGAGCATTTCCAACAGTGCTTACTATGCTGATGTGTATGGCCTTGGTATGGACTTTGACGAGCAAACGCTTGCAAACGAAGATGCCGCTCTGGACATTCGTTCAGCAGGTGCGTCCACACTGGTTAATCGCCTGATGATCCACCGTGAAAATCAGTTTGCTACCACATTCTTCACTTCGGGTGTTTGGGGCACGGATTGGGCTGGTGTTGCCAATGCGGACAACGATACTGCCGCTGAGATCACCAACTGGGATGACTACACCAACTCCACCCCGATTGAGGACGTTACTCGCCTGCGTCGTACCATTCAACTCAAGTCGGGTGGGTTTAAGCCCAACACTATGGTTGTTGGTAAAGCTGTTCGGGATGCTCTGGTTAACAACCCTGACATCTTGAACCGTCTGAACGGTGGTGCAACTGTTACCAACACTGCACGTGTGGTTAACTCCAAACTGGCTGAAATCTTCGAGGTCGAAAACTTCTACGTCATGGAAGCGATTGAGAACGATTCAGTTGAGGGTGTAGCCGAAAGCAACAGCTTTATCGGTGGCAACAATGTTCTGCTGGTTCATGCACCTTCTTCGGCTGGCCTGATGACGCCTGCTGCTGGCCTGACGTTTGCTTGGAACAACATTCCTGGTGTGAACAACTTGGGTGTTTCGGTTGAGTCCTTCACGGATGATGCACTGAAGCGTCAACAAATCGCAGAGCATATCCAAGTCAAAATGGCCTACGACATGAAAGTTGTTGGCGCTGACCTTGGTGGCTTCATTAACTCGGCTATCGCCTAAGTTTATACTACAGGGGTGTCCTTTGTCTGATGACTTAGGGCACCCCCAATAACAATACATCTCAAACAGTTTATCACATATGGAGAGACTACTATGGCTATCATTCGAGATGGTATGCACCCCAATTACCTTGGTTGGCAATTAGACTGGCCTGTGTTTGTCAAAATACCTTTTTCTGCTGATGGTAAGAACTGGAAACGACTGGAACACTTCAACTGGGCAGAAAGAGACTTGGAAGCCAAAGCTGTTGCCAGTCTGTATGCCCAAGGGTTTATTTACCACAATACGGAACTGGCAAAGGAAAACAAGATAGGTGACAGGCTCAGTGAAATGAACACTGACGACCTCAAGAGCCTTGTGATCCAGCTTAACGCTATTGTGAAGGATCGGACAACCTCTAGCCAAGAGTACAACAACAAGCGTTGCAAGCAGTCCAAGATTGATGACAAACAGCGGGGCTTGATCCGTAGGTTCCTTAACCGTAATCCGTGGATCGCTGAAGAGTTCTACCGCCTGCGGGACCATATTATTGGTGACTAGAATATAAAAGGGGATGACCTTGAGTTTTTCTTACGATGATACAGACCTCGGTACTGATACAACTTCAGGTCGCCTTAATGCCACTAGACTTCTATTGGGGGATACTGACTCTGGTGACCCCCAAGTCCAAGATTCTGAGGTTACTTTTGCCCTAAGTCAGACCAATGATAACGTCTACTCTGCTGCTGCATGGTTGGCAAGGGTTGTTGCTAGTAAATATGCACGTCAGGTTAACATTGATCTTGATGGGCAGTTGTCTGCTGAATACAGCGAACTGTCTAAGCAATATAGCCGCCGAGCGGATCAACTTGAGTATCAGGCCACTAAGATTGGTGCTGGTATCGGTGTTAAGGCAGGCGGTATTAAAAAGACCGATATTGAGATGGCCCGCCAGAACACTAATAGAGTCAAACCTACTTTCCGTAGGGATCGCTTTTGGAACCCCCCTACTTACGATGGTATGGACTTCGGTTATGAGGACTACTAAAAATGGGTGTTCTGACGAGCATGGCTATGAATACGCTGGTAACTCAGTTTGGCCGGGTGGTGACTCTTAGGAAGCCTTTGTATGGCTCGTATGACCCCACAACGGGTACTGTAGGCTCGGTTACCAATACAGATTATACTGTCAAGTGTTACATGGCTGACTTTAGTTTGTCTGAGGTAAATAACGACAGTGTTCTAATGGGTGATAGGAAAGCCTTGCTCCCATCCCTCGATACTTCTGGAAATGCTATACCAGAGCCTGACGCTGAGGATACTATCTCTGGGTTTGGTGATACCGTAAAGGTAGTTTCTGTACAAAAGATTTACCATGCTGATACTTTGGTTTGTTACATTTGTCAGGTGAGGGAGTAGCATGAAAGTCAGAGTAAATCCAAGCCTGCTGAAAAAGATGGAATTGCTTGAGCAGACGGCAGAGGAAAGAGTTAAAGACAAACTGACGGATATTGCTCAATTTGCCACATCTCGTTCCCCTGTAGATACTGGTGCGTATGTAACCTCATTCAGTATGAAGCATAGCTACAGTTCTGGTCGCAGTAGAACTTCACGTGGTTTGCCACGTAGGCAGAACCCACAAGATAAGCGACAAGAGGGGTTGTCACAATTATCTGCCGACATCAGCACACTTGAACCCTTGGGGGATAACTTGGTAGTTCTGTCTAATGGTTCTCCCCATGCTAACGATGTCGAATACAAGTATGGTTATGCGGTTTTTGCACAGGTTAAGGACAGGTTCAGGTAATGGCTTCCATCTATGATGACATACGTGCTGCCCTTGAGGTAAAACTCAGTGGTATAACCGGCCTTCCTGATGTGGCTTGGGAAAACCTTACCTACACCCCCACTACAGGACAGAGCTTCGTAAAACCTAGGTTAATCCCTACAATACGTGAACCTGCTGTGAGGGGGCTTAACCCACAGATTTATTACCAAGGTCTTTTCAGGGTTGATTGCTATGTCCCTGAAGGTCTTGGCCCCGCTACAGGTGACAGTCTTGCTGATGACATAATGACTGCCTTTGAAGCCACCACAAGTATCTTTTATGATATCACTAATGATGCCCTTCTAACTGAGAGTGGTGCGTTCATTGTGACCGAGAGTGGGGCTAAACTCCTCCGGGATAATGTCATCCATGTATCTATCAGATACGCAGAACGAGAGCAAGGTATGCCGGATGGGGCATTCTACATGATTCCAGTCAACATTAGCTGGTTCCTATATAACTAAGGAGAATAACTATGGCCTTTTCACAAGGTTCCAGAAGTGGTCTGTCGTATATCGTAGAGTCTACTTTCGGTACTACCCCAGCAGGAAACTTCACTGCTATCCCCTACAACACCCACTCACTTAACCTCACTAAAGAGCGTGTGACTGGCAATGAAATCCAACCTGACCGTATGCTTCGGGTTGACCGTCATGGCAACCGTAGCGTTGCTGGTGATATTGTAGTTGATCTTAGGGATGGAAACTTTGACCCTTTCCTTGAGAGTGCCCTTCAGGGTGTATGGGACGCAAGCCCATCCTCTGCTCCTGATGAGTTGAAAGTTGGTGTTACACCCAAGTTCTTCTCTATTGAAGATGCTGCCAATGACATATCACAGTATCGCTTGTTCACAGGTATGTCAGTCTCCAGTATGGCTGTTTCCATCGCCCCTAACCAGATGGTTACAACTACATTCTCAATGATTGGTAAGAATGGCACCATCAGTGGTACTGGAAAGACCGTAGACGCTGCTACTATTGCACAGCCCTTTGACAGCTACTCTGGGGATGTCTCTATTGGTAACGTAGGTAACGCATCCGCTATTGCTGTTGTCACCAGCCTTGAGTTCTCTATTGACAATGCTCAGGCTCCCACTTTCGTTGTTGGTGATGATTCTGCACCCCAGCTTGAGACTGGTATGGCAACTGTGGAAGGCACTCTTACTGCCTACTTTGAGGATGCTGCCCTTATCAACCGCTTCCTTGATGAAGTCGAGAGTGAACTGATTGTATCGGTAGATGACCCCACTGGTGCCAATGAGTACACGTTCACTTTCCCGAAGATCAAGGTCAATGGTGCAGATGTTCCAGTCGATGGTCAAACCAGCCGTATCATTACCCTGCCGTTTGTTGCACTTTATGATACGACCCTTGGGACCAACCTGATGATTCAACGCCCCGACACTACGTAATCCTCACGTGAGGTAGGCTGGGGGCTTCTGTCGGGTGAGGTCTCCAGCCGCTTACTGACAACAACCCGACTCAATCAAAACCCGATCAAAACATAGGATACCCGACATGGACCTGAGTACACTCACACCACAGAAAGACACTACCAAGACCAAACTGACTGATCCTCGTGATGGTAGCCCACTGAAGCACGACAAGAAAGAGATGTGGATTGAACGTTACCTTCCGCATACCTCAGAGTATAAGCAGGCTCAGTACAAGCGCACACAGAAGTACCTCAAGGCTGCACAGAAGTCCAAGACTGCTGATGTTGATATTGACTTGTATGAGGCTGAGAGGGACCGTGTAGAAGTCATGGCTGAGACTACCGTAGCATGGCAGATTTACTACGGTGGGGAGTGGCTTGAATTTACCCCCGAGGTTGCCAAGGACATCTACACAAAGGCGTTCTGGATTGTTGAGCAACTTCAGGAAGAGGAGAACTCAGCAGACGTTTTTACGAAGGCTTAGTGTCTGACCTTCTGTCTTGGGCTGAACACGAGTTCAAACTAAACAAGACAGATGACAAAGGCACAACTGAGCGAGAACACTTATTGCAAGTAGAGAGGCAGACTGGACATACACCAAAAGCATTGGAGAACCCTACAGACTTCCCTTCGCTTCTAATGTATGTATGGTCTGCCTTTTGTAGTTTGAACTCTGCTAGAACTTCTGGTTTCTCTGGGCCTGACCCAATAACCTATACTGAATTGTACCACTGGAAGGAACTCACTGAGACACCACTATCTGCTTGGGATATACAAGTAATTAAGAGGTTGGATCAAGTGTATTTAAGGACCGCAAATGGCTGATATTCAAGTTCTCATTGAAGTTATTGGTGAGCAAGATATGGTGAAAGCCACTCGTGCTGCTACTCGCATGTCTAATGAGTACAAGGCACTTGACCGAGCCTTCAACAAAGGTAAGATTAACGCACAGCAGTATGCGGCAGGAATTGCTCAAGTTGATGCCAAAGTTGACGCTATGTCTATGGCACACAAGCAGGCAAATACAACAGTTCAACAACACACCAAAGTAATTAAAAATGCAACTGTAGCCAATCAGGCGTATGCGCAATCTGCTGCCTTGACTGGCAAAAGGACCAACCGCTTGGGCGTAATGATGCAGCAGACGGGTTACCAGGTAGGTGACTTTGCTGTTCAGGTACAAAGTGGCACTCATGTGATGGTAGCACTTGGTCAACAGGCCACACAGCTTGTCGGTACTATGGGTATGCTTTCTAATTCCGTAAAGATGATTGGGGTGTTTGCCGCCCTTGGTATTGCTATCCCGATCCTAACTGCTGTTGCAGGGGCGTTGATGAGAACGTCAGAGAACTCCGAAGGGGCTTCTAGTTCCGTTCAAGACCTAAAAGATAGTCTATCGGGGATTAGTCCACTGCTTGACCCCATTATAAGGGCTGTTGACGGCCTAAAGAACGCTTTTATAGGTAGTGTGAATCTGTTGATAAATAATCTTGACAGGCTTATAGTCACCGCTGGTATTGTGGCAACATTTTTTGCTGGCAGACTCTTAGCGTCGTTTGTTATGTTCGGGGGTGCAGTCACAACACTAACCTTCGGTCTTAATTTGCTACGTGCCACCCTTATAAGGCTACCATTGATCGGCTTGGTAATGGCCGCAACTGAACTTGTGCTGATGTTTACAAGATTGGTAAAAAGTGCCGGTGGTTTTGGTAATGCTTTATCCCTATTAAAAGATGTGGGTATCCAGTCTCTTGAGCAAATAGCTACGAAAGGGGGGAGAATCCTAGAGTTGGGGCTGTCCGCATCTTTCTCTGCCATTGAGTCGGCCTTCTTGAGGATGCTTGCCAGCATGCAAGAGGCATTGGGGAACCTCTTTAGTAAGGTCGGAAGGGGTCTGTCCAGTGTGCCTGGTATGGAGGGGGTATCTTCGAGCCTTGGCGTAGCTGGCATTGACCTAAGAACAATGGCGGGGCAAACTAGGGGCGTTGAAGGGGCCGATTTTTACCAACCTGGTACAGCAGAGGGGGCTAGTGAACGAGCAGAAAGTTTGTTTTCTCAAGCCAAAGGATTATCTAAGGTGGCGCTAGTTTCTGTTCCGGCGCTAGAAAAACTCAGGGAAGCAATGGCTAATGCTGACGCAGAAGGTAAGCGCATAGACATTAGAGATTGGTTTGGTGGTAATTCTTCTGATAGTGAGGGTTCTGGTAGTAGTGGCTCCGGCAGCAGTGCTATTGACAAGTTGGCAAAAGAAATCGAGCAAGCCCAACAGAATATTCAAGACCTTGCTGGTACTATGGAGAGTTCCATGTCAGATGCCTTCATGTCTATGGTTGAAGGTACTAAGTCCTTTAAGGATGCTATGAAAGATATGGCTAGGGCTGTTATCAAGCAGTTGTTCGACATTCTTGTTGTCCAACGTATTGTTGGTTCATTTAACCAAGCAAGTGGTGGAGGCTCCGGTATCGTAGGGGCTATCATGAGTGTCTTCCAAGCTGATGGTGGTGCATGGAACAAAGGTGTTCAAATGTATGCCAATGGTGGTGTTGTTGGTGCTCCCACTGCCTTCCAACACTCAGGTGGCTTGGGTGTCATGGGTGAGGCTGGACCAGAAGCTATCATGCCCCTTAAGCGTGGTAAGAATGGTAAACTGGGGGTTCAGGCTGAAGGTGGTTCCCAGCAGCCTGTGGTAATCCACCAAAGCTTCAACTTCAGCGCAAACGGTGATGAGAGTGTCAAGCGTATCATTGCTCAAGAGGCACCCCGTATTGCTAACCTCACACAAAAGCAAATCCTTGACCAGCGCCGCCGTGGTGGTGTCTTCAAAAGTACGTTTGGATAAGAGACAATGGCAATCAGTTTCCCCTTGGATACCCCTACTACGATTGGGATGGAGAGCATAGAGATTAGGGCTGTCAATGCTGTAGCCACCTCTCAAAGCCCTTTTACCTACAAACAACAGATCGTAGCACACCAAGGTCAAAGGTGGGAAGCCTCTGTTAGTATCCCCCCTGTAAGGAGAGGCCTGGCAGCTTCCTGGAAGGCTTTTCTTACGTCACTCAAGGGGCAACAAGGAACATTCCTATTGGGTGATCCTGACTATGCTACTCCCCGTGGGACTGTCAGTGCTTGTACCTTGAGTGGTAGTGCAGGTGATGAGACAGTTACAGTAGTTATGACAGGCTCTCTTCTGGCTGGCGACTACATCCAACTAGGGTCAGGCTCCACAGCTAAACTCCATCAAGTCCTAAAGGATCAGACTGGTAACGGTGAACTTGAGATATGGCCCGCACTAAGGGCTGATTACACAAGTGCTACTGTGGTGTTCAATAATGCCAAGGGTGTGTTCAGGCTCAGTAGTAATTCAACATCATGGTCAATCAATAGCTCAAGTGCATATGGCATTAGCTTTGAAGCAGTAGAGGCAATCACGTAATGGCTAACAAAAAGATATCAGAACTAAATCAAATCACAGGCTCTCAGGTTGATGATGCCAATGATGAACTCGCTATTGTAGACGCCTCTGCACTAGAAACCAAGGCTATTACCCGTAGGGAGTTGTTTAGCAGTGTTCCCAGTATGAGCCTAAGCGGTGGCACCATTGACGGTGTTACTATTGGTGGTACTACTCCTGCTGACATTACTGCGGATACAGCAATCCTAGCGGCTATTGCAGAGACAAAAGCAGTCACAGCGGTTGATGTATTCGTCTATGACACATCGAAGGACTCCGACGGTGGTGCATGGCGCAAGCGCACACAAGGCACTAGCTGGTATAACGAGACACTAAACACGGCGACCCGTGGTTCTCGGCGTGAGTTCCCTGCTGTTGCTGTGATTGTGGCTGAGGCTGCAAAGGTCACGATTTATGACGGTGATGCTCCTGATCTGCCGATGTGGATGGTGTTTACTCTAAATACAAACGTGTCCGCACTCATTCGTGAAGGTACGATAACATGTGTCAGCGCCTTGAATGGCATTATTTCTTTTGGCGGTAACTCAGGCACTGCTGGGATAATGTCTGCTCACTTTATTGCAGACTTTGCCCGAAAAGTAAGAAACGCAGCGCAAGCTGGTCCAAACACAACTACTTTATTTGGACCTTTGGTGGGTAGAAATGCCTCTACATACAGTGTTGGCACCAACGCATCTCTTGAAATCGTGAACACCACAGTCAACGATGTAGCCATGACAGTCCTCCCCGACGCCCCTATTGATGCAGCTACTGGGCTTCCTGTGCCTACTATTGCAGTGGCGACGAACGGAAATGGAACTTACTCGACCAGTATTATCACTGACAGCGGGGCTGTTTACGACATTGCAAGTGATAGCACGGGGACGGCTGTTTCTGTGGCATTTGATGGCGTATCGTTGAGCGTAGTTCGATCTGACGGAACTGTCTACGTTTGGGACAATGCGGGCGGTATCACAGCCGATGGTGCATCCCCTGACGCAACTTACTCTGCATCTTCAACGCCAGCACTGCTTGGCACAGTCTCTAGGGTGGCAGCATGATGCAGCTTAGAGAATACAAAGGGCAGAAAATTCTCTGGTCTGCTGCTGAGATACAGTTCTTGTACGACAATCCTGATCTGACAAACAAGCAGGTGTGCGATGCGTTGGGTCGTGGCCTTTCTTCCGTCAAAAGCAAAAGGCAGAAGTTAGACATCCATCGAGAATACCACTGCGTTGTTTGCAAAGACAGACTGTCACAGAAGGGTCGTTACTGCACGGACTGCAATTGGATTGAGCGGCGGATTGCCCAGTCTATGTATCGTTCTAGGCAAAAGGATCGTGAGTATAGTTTGCCAGAAGAGCGCGCCATTTCGCTATTGCTTGAGGGCTGTGTCTATTGTGGTGACAAGGGTGGCGGATTGGACAGGGTAGATAGTTCAAAGGGCTACACGGTTGAGAACACTGTCTCATGCTGCACCACCTGCAACACAATGAAAATGGACATGCCGTTAGACAACTGGCTTTCGCACATGGGAAAGATTTTGGAGAAGCACAATGGCGCATAAGGCATTCGGCTCAAGCACGGGCCTGACAATTCTTGCTGAAGATCAGACAACCCCAGCCAACGGTATGGTGAACTACATCACCAGTTCATATCAGTCTGGTTGGCAAAATGGCGACATCAAGGGTGCCTTCCTGTCTGACACCGACGACACTGACTTGGTGGGTAGCGGTGAGTTGGTGACAAATGGTGAGGATTGGACAGGCGCATCTGGCAGCACCCCGCCCACAAACTGGTCAACCACAAGCACCACGATCCAGTTTAGTGTGGCAAGTGGGGAACTTACTATTGATCGAAATGGCGAGGCAACTGGATATGATATGCACCAGACGGTCACGACTGTCGTTGGTCAGACTTATGTAGTTGAATTTGATGTAGTAAGTCTTACTAGCAGTCTTCGTATTGACGTAACTGGGGTAGCTCCGTTCTCAACGACGAATACTGGGGTTCTGGCATACACTTTTGTGGCAACGACCACATCTACCTATATTGGTTTCAGAAATACAGGGCCGACTGGCGTTGCAGTTCTAAACTATACACGGCTCAAACTCGCAGACGCAGACCGCTCGGTGAACAACAAAGGACTCATCGTCAACGGCACGATTACACGAACTTACGTCGATGAGGTGTGACATGGCCTATAAACGACTAAGTAAAGATGAAGAGGCGTTCATTGTTGCAAACGATGCGTCTATGTCGGTCCGTGAAATTTGCGAGGCGCTTGGTCGCAGCAAAGGCACAATCGACAAGACACGAAAACGTCTTGGGCTACGCAAAGATTTTCACACACCTTGGTCTGACCAAGAGTTAGATACACTGCGTAACAACGAAACACTGTCTAATGCTGAATTGGCTGCACTGTTTCCGAACCGCAGCCTTTCTAGCGTTGCCTCCGCACGAAAATTCAATGGGCTTCGGATGGTTCGTTCCTGCTTTATGTGTGAACAGCCATTCACCGCAGATGACAGCAACACAAAGGTTTGCCTTGAGTGCAACCCGTCTGGGTCAAGAGATAAGACAAACCCACTTGTTCGGTATGCACATTACAAAGAGGGTGCAGATGGCAGGGGG